TGAAATAAATAAATCAAAAAATTTAAAAAAATCTCCAATGAATATTGGCAAAATAATAATTGACAGAATAAATAATAATTCAATTAAATATATATCCAATATATCATACTAATAATAAGATATGGTATTCTAAAGTAAGACAAGATTGGGCAGATAAGAAGAAAGTAATGTGGACAAGAAGTGGTTACACTAAACCATTCTATGATGATGGTAAGTATGGTGGTACGGATATGATGTACTATGTGTTAGTTGATAGTGATGATGAAGGATTAAATCTACTTCATAACTTACAATCAAAACTTATGCAGTATATCTTAAAGACTGCAAAATGGTCTGGGTTTGGTAATGAGAAAGTATTTACTTCTCTTCCTAATTTACCAAGAGATAAGAAATTATCTGATGAAGATATATTTAACCTGTTTAATTTAACTGAGGAGGAGATTACTTATGTGGGATAAAATTAGAGACTTAATGAATAGTCACTCCTACATGAGTGAGATAGAACGTGATAAACAACGCATACAATCTACTGCTGAACATTTTACACCAACTGATTTGGTAATTGAGATGTTAAGTAATATTGACATCAACAGATTAGGTGCTGGTAAGACTATATTAGACCCTGCTTGTGGTGATGGACAGTTTCTAACAGCGATCAAATGGGTTAAGGTTTATATACATAACATGACTGAATTTGATGCCTTACAAGACATTTATGGGATAGATATTATGAGAGATAATGTTGATCTATGTAAGAAGAGATTGGGTGGTGGTACTATATTAATGGGAGATTCTCTTAATCCAGATAATAAATTAGATGATCAAACTGATGATGAATACTACCAACTTCAGAGATTATATAATGGTATAGATCTTGAGGAGTTTATGATATAAACTGAAGCGAGTAAAGTGTCCTTATAGTGAGAAACAGTTGAGGGTTCATCTACTCTGACAAGGCATCCCCAGATCGGGTCAACATCTTTAACAAGATTAGTAAACCTCATGTAAAGGAACATAAGTCCTAAGAAGCAGAGACATGACGTTGGATTAAAATTACTACCTGTAATGTTTCTCCCACTATTTTGGGCAAGGATCTATGGTTGTCTCTGTTCAGCAGGGAAATTACGTCCTGTAAGTCCCATGAGAGATATGTGGTTCTACTGCCCCGATTAAGTTTGGGGGTTCAGGTGTAAGCGATTCCCAGTAGGTAAATTTGGGCAGCATGGGTGAAACCCAGATCATTGCCCCGTTCTCTCAACACTTTTTTGTGGTATGACTTAGTACCTGTAATTAGACTCAGTAAATGGGTTAGGATCAGGTGAAGCACCTCTTGAGCATACCACTTCATGCCCTGTTGGTACAATCGTACTATCGTTGGGGAGCGATACCTTATCATTCGTAATGAGTGGGAACATTATGTAATTGAATGGTAAGAAGTACGATAGTGGTTCAATTCCACTTAGGGTAATTGGGGATCACCCCATATTGTAAACTGACTATTTTATTATGTCACCTAATTTTGCTGAGTTCCTACTTGATACTGCCAACAATGGCAATGAAATTTTAGCAGTCCTTGACGACATTGCTGAAGTTGTAGAGACAGAAGGAACCGATCTGTAAACTGTCACATGACCCCTTCACAGGGGTCTTTTTTTCTCTATAATAAGAACATCAACAAAGGAGTTTCCCAATGCCTACAGTATTAACAAGAGAAGAAAGAGACAAGGTAATTGGCAGTCTTCAAGAGAATGTACTTAAGTGGACTGAGCAATTATGTGATTCACTTGCTGAGAACTACAAGATGTATCACAGAAGAATGATTGAATCAAATGCTGCAAGATTCAATGGTGATGGTCAGAGACAAGACCTATCACGCTACGCACAAGAGCAATTAGATGCCTTGAATGATGGTACTTTCAAGGGTATGAAGTTTAGTATTACAACTGGTAAGAAGTACCATAAGATCATATCACATGATTGGTGTGATAGAAACAATGAGTGGAGAAGTGGTGGTGTTCATGCTTTTGTGAACAAGCATACAGGTGAGATCTACAAAGCAGCATCATGGGCATCTCCAGCAAAGCATGTACGCTATGACCTAAGAATTATTAGAGATCGTGAGTATGTACTCAATCCTGATAACTGCGGTTGGTCAGGTGGTTATCTTTACATGAGGTAAGTATGTTAATTGATGTTACTAAAGAAGAACTTGAATACATTGTTACGGCACTTTGGAAGTGCCGTAAAACCGAGGGAGAACCTAAGTGTGTTCAAGTCTATGATAAGTTAAAACCATTACTTGAAGTTTGTACTTGTAAGGAGGATTAAATGTTACACCTTGTCGCATTAGCACTAATATGTGCTATAATATCAGCAATGATTGTTCTCACAGTCTACAATCCCCATCATCATTAAAATGGATTTCAAACCTATTACCAGATACACAAGGGCAGGTAGAAATGGTAAGCAACTTCAATGCCCTAAGTGTCAATCAATCCGTACAATTTATCACTTTAACTGGTCAGGATTAACTTGTCCTGATTGTAAAGAATCTATTGACAAATATGATTGGAGTGTAGAAGCATGAACCAATTTCGTGTAGAATGTTCTGAGGTCAATTACTTCACAGTTGTAGTTGAAGCAGAAACCGAGGATGAGGCAAGAGAACTTGCTCATGCTGACATCAATTCATTTGATGTAGAAGAAGAGCATGTTTCAGAGTGGTCTATTGAAAGTGTGGAGGAAGTATGAGTAATAATTTAACTGGTATTCAAAAACTGTTGTTTATTTCTTCATTCTTATGGACACTTCATTGGGGAACAAGAGTCATATCTACCTTAGTGGATATGGTTATTCTAAACGCAGGTGTGAGAGTGTTGCCAACTGGTTTCTAAACACTTTCTTACCAAAACATAAAATTGGTGTTAATTTTCATCATAAAAGTTTAGTCAAAGAAAATGTTATAGGTTATTGTGACTGGATCGGTACATCATACAAACCAAGAGATTTTGAGATCCAATTACAATCCAATATGGATGCTGAATGTTACATTGAAACAGTATTACATGAATTAGTACACTTACGTCAATGGGTAAAAGGTACATTGACTATGAAGAGTGGAAAGTTTATTTGGAAAGGTGAGAATGTGGATCATATTGAATATATGAATCAACCTCACGAAGTTGAAGCATTTAGAGAAGAGGGTATTCTATACCGTAGATACATGAAAGAGGTGAAGGGTGTGACAGTTCAAGAACCTACACAATACTTCCCAAATAGATTAACTCAACCCATATAATAAGAGTATGAAAAACACTCATATTGAACACCCTGAAGATTCTATTCTAACAGGTGACTTATCTGTATTGGATTGGTTTTGTTCTATGAAGGGTGCAAAAGCATCACTTAAGATAGATGGATCTCCAGCAATAGTATGGGGAACTAACCCTGCTACTGGTAACTTCTTTGTTGGTACTAAGAGTGTATTCAATAAGAAGAAACTTAAGATCAATGAGTCCCATGAGGATATTGATCGTAATCATCCTGATGAGGATCTAAGGAAGAAACTCCATGCTTGTTTTGATTATCTTCCTAACAATGGTGATATTATTCAAGGTGATTTAATAGGATTTGGTGGGGATCATACCTATCAACCTAATACATTAGTGTATTCTTTTGATGATGTAATATATCATAATATTATTATAGCACCTCATACTGTGTATGACTGCCCTTCAGGTAAGTTAAGTGATGCAGTTGCAAGTGGATTAGATTATGATTTACCTGATTGTAGTACGGTGTTATTTGTTAAACCTACTGTGAAGTTTGGTGTTACTCCTAATATCATTGAACGCTGTAAGTTTGCAAGGCAAATGTCACAACTTGTCACATTTACTGATGATAAGGGAGCAAGGGAACTAAAGAAGAAATTGAACCAATGTATTCGTGAAGGTATTGATGTGGGATATGACAATAATCTCATAGATTTTTGGAAATTGGTACAATCTATCAAACATGATTTTATGGAATTGTTTGAGCATGATGGTGAATTTCAAACTTTCATGTATGATGGTGACACTATACAAATGATTGATGGTGAAGGTTATGTAATGTGGAACAGTATTGGAACTTATAAATTAGTTGATAGGGAGGTATTCTCTCATGCAAATTTTAATCAATCACAATTCAGGAGGATCTAATGGAACCAGTAGAACTTACAATCAACCTGACTGAGGCAGTAGAGGATCTACAACTGGGTCTAACCAAAGAACAGGTTGAATATATCGCTAATGATATTAAGCGAGGATGGGACTTCTCTCACATATATGAGGAAATTGAAGTAAAGGTTGAAGAATCTGCAAGGTATGCTAACATTACATTATCCACTTGATTACCACAATGACACAATTCTCTGAAAAAACTATTAGCAAACTTGCTGATACATTGGTTGAAGATGTAATTGATTACATTATGGAAGATGATAGACTCAATGAGTTCTATCTTGAGGTGATAGGTGACGCTGTATGCGATAAGATAGGAACTAAGAATCCTGATGGTACATGTTCTATTGATGGTGGAATATCGGCAGAATTGATTATTGAGATAGCAAGTAGAATACAATTAATAAGCACTCCTGATGTGAGATATAGAAATACAGGTGCTATTGATGATATAATATCATTCTTCAAAAGCAAGAAGAAAGAGACAGTTTGATAAGTGTCACATGACCCCTTCACTAGGGGTCATTCTATCGTTATAATAGAAGAGTAAATAAGGGAACAACCCATGAAAATTTCTTCTAAAGACGGTAACATGGTTGTTGACTTCTATCCTGTTAAAGATTGGGATGGTACAGTAATCACCACTCACATGCTAAAAGTATTATCTTTTAGAGGTGATACCCAAAAGAAAATGTTAATCACTCATCATGAGTTCTATCATCAAGTCAAGTCTTATGTTGATAAGCATAAGTATGTAATCACAGATGATACCATGATTCCTCAGTTCCACAATTTTATTCAGAGGGTTTCTTACACATGAAGGTATTCGACTCTGTAGACCTGTTAGTTCAGGTCTACGAAAACTACGTCACAGATCAGGGATTACCCTATGTTTCTGCTGATGAACAGGACAAATCCGAACTTACCATTGAACAGGTAAGGTGGATGGAATCATTTGAAAACCTATGGGATCTTGCAACATGAGAACACCTTCTAATCAAATCTTTGCTGACATTGACTTCTTAGTTGATGAAATGGCAATGAACGCTGACCAATGTGATGAAATCTTACGAGCATGTGAGGATCTTGGCGGCATTAGTGCTGAGTATTTCTGTGAAGAGTTTGTATTTCTTCCTGATGACTCTACTCCTGAAGATGTAGAGAGATGGCACTCTCCAGATTATCTTAAGATTCAATGGGATCTTACATGATATAATAAGTACATACCAAAGGAGTTTCCAATGTACTTTGACAAGACCAAAGAAACCATGTATTTGGTTCTATCAGGTGAGCATATCGGTTTATGGTATGCAAGAAACCCTAAGCACTTGTATGATAAAGTTGGTTACAAGTGTGAATATACTACCAACACCCTACATCCACTTACTTCCTATCTCTAAAATGTCAGATCTATTAAACAGTTACACATTTGAAGCAAAGAAAATTGTTTACTATTCAGTAACAGTTGGTGCAGATAATAAAACTGAAGCAAAAAGAATTGCAAAAGATTTTGAACATTGCACACATTATGAGGAGGTTGAGCGTTGTGAGGGATATGAATATAAGGTAGGTAAACTATTAGAAACAACTGATGAAAAGTGGTTAACATAATGGGTTACTTACACG